ATGAAGGAAAGCAATGCCCCAATGAAGGATTCTGAAAACGAAAAAGAACGTATTCGTGCTCGATATAAAGGGATCGATCCGAATGAACTCGATATCATTCCTGCTCTGCCGCAAGAAAACTTCTATGAAGATAAAAGAGAAAAACGCGTGGCAGTATACGCTCGTGTTTCAACCGACGATCCTCGCCAGACATCTTCTTATGAACTTCAGAAGAACCACTATATGGATGTTGTCAGCCATCGTCCTGGCTGGAATCTTGTGAATATCTACGCGGATGAAGGTATCTCCGGCACTTCTCTTCAGCATCGTGACGCTTTTATTCGGATGATCGGCGATTGCCATGCAGGGAAGATTGATCTGATTGTTACAAAGAGCGTATCCCGATTTGCGCGTAACGTTTTGGACTGCATCGGATACGTCCGCCAGCTGGCCGCGCTGAAGCCACCAATAGGAATTTTCTTTGAGACCGAAAACATATATACACTCAACAGCAATAGCGAAATGAGCCTTTCTTTCATTTCCACCCTGGCACAGGAGGAATCTCATAATAAAAGTGAGATAATGAACGCTTCCATTGAGATGCGTTTTAAACGGGGCATATTCCTTACTCCACCGTTGTTGGGATACGACCGCGATGAAGAAGGGAATCTCGTGATTAATGATGAAGAAGCCAAAACCGTACGCCTGGTTTTCTTCATGTACCTATATGGGTATACCTGCACGCTGATTGCCGAGACACTTACGAAGCTCGGCCGCCGGACGAAGAAAAACAATACATCATGGTCGCCAAGTACCATATTACAGATTCTCCAGAACGAGAGGCATTGCGGCGACGTCCTTGCCCGCAAAACTTGGACTCCCAATTATCTCAACCATAAATCCAAGAAGAATAAGCAGGATCGTAACCAGTATAGAAAAAGAAATCATCATGAGGCTATCATATCGCGGGATGATTTCATTGCAGTCCAGCATCTGATCAGTAATGCCAGATATGGTAATAAAGGCATCCTGCCAGAGCTCCAAGTAGTTCACGATGGCGCCCTGAAGGGCTTTGTTTCAGTAAATCCCCGGTGGGCCGCATTTCGTGCTAATAACTATCGGGCAGCATCAGACAGCGTCTATGACGAAGTAAGCGAATTACCATCGGAGAGCTTTGAGGTTGAGGCAAAGACCGGTGATTTTGATCTTCGAGGTTTTGAGATTGCGCGTTCGCAGTTTTTCGATACGGCCAGAAAGATATGTGTCACGTTTTCAACTGACTATTTTCAATTTAGCACAGAGTGTATAAGAAAATTAGAAAAAGCGCTTTACATAGAAATGTTGGTTCACCCGCGCGAACACCTACTAGCAGTTCGACGCTGCAGCAAAGAAACAAGAAACGCCATACGTTGGGCCAATGTTGATGACGGCCAGCAATACCCACGCAATATTAACTGCGCAGCGTATATCGAGACACTGTATACAATCTTCGGTTGGAATCTGGGTTGTAGGTATCGTGTTCGCGGGCTCCATAGGCAAAAGGATCATGAGTCGGTCATAATTTTTGACATGCGTGAAACAGAAATGTTTATCCCCCGGACGGTTTTGGAATCGGATCAGAATGAGAGCTCAAGAGACGAGTTGCTTCCAGATGATGTCCAGCCGTTTACTGCTGGCCCTAAAAAGGATATTATGGCGTACCCTACAGCATGGGCAGACAACTTTGGAAGTAACTTTTACCGTCATGCACAGGCACGGGAATTGGCTGCTATTGATCCGGATGGCACATGGAATGTCAGTGAAGAAGGTCAGCCGTTCAGCGACTCTCTTGGTTTGAATGTCACTTCGAAAGATGTCGTCGGCAGCCAAATTAAGCAAATCATTTACGATATGAGACAGGAGGTTCCGCGAGATGGAGAATGAACGTGTTTTTGCTACCGCCCTTAGCGATCCGGTTTTGGAAGCACTTAATGGGCAAGACATAACATCAAAAGAGGATATGCAGGACGATGCTTTCAGTTATGACGGTTATCAGGTTGTTCGCGGAGAGTTTTTCGCTCATGTCTACGAACCGTCCATCACTTTTAATAATTGTAAGGTGTCCTTAAATACGGCTTGCCTGAATCGCTTGCCGGATGTGAATTACGTTCAGATTCTTGTCAATCCGGAAGATAAGAAGCTCGCTGTTCGTCCGAGTAGTGAAGACGAGAAAGACTCGTTCCTCTGGTGTACTGCCAAAAGCGCAAAACGAAAACCCAAGCAAATAACCTGCCGTATGTTCTTTGCAAAAGTCGTCCAGCTGATGGGATGGAACCCCGATTACCGATACAAGCTGCTAGGTAAACTCATTAAAAGCGGCGAAGAGTACTTGTTTGTTTTTGATCTTACGGCAACAGAGATATATCAGCGCATCATGGACGGAGTGAAACCGAAGACCTCTCGGACGCCAGTTTTCCCGGCTGAGTGGCAGAATCAATTTGGCTTGCCTGTCGAAGACCACCGCAAGCTGCTTCAGGTTAACATTTTTGAAGGATACACCGTATTTGGCATCAAGGATGATAAATCATCCGAAAATCCAATAATTTCAGTTAACGAGCAACCTGTCAGGGAGGGTGTATAGAGTGAGTGAAAATACAGAGGTGAGACCTGCCATATCCGTAGATTTGAGAAAGTATCGCATTAGGATACATAAGAAAACGCTCCATTCCATTGGTGATCCTGAGTATGTGCTGTTGCTAGTAAATCCGGAAGAGTGTACCCTCGCGATTCTCCGAAGCAACCGTTCTGATCCAAGGGCTCATCACATAGCTTGGGCTTCTCTGGTTAACAAGAAGTCTTTCGAATTATATAGCCGTTCTCTAGTGGAAAGCTTGTGCAATGTGTGCCGCAATTGGAAGGGAAACCAATCATACCGCATGTATGGAGAAATAATCCCGAATGAGGGCATAGCCCGGTTCTTTATGTCAGAGGCAGTTCAGTTGAACGGAGCTCAGTGAAATTATGGCAGAACGTAGTGTTTATAAATTGAAAATTGATGAGGACTTCAAGCGGTTGATCCCTCCGCTGTCGTTGGATGAGCTGCGACAATTGGAAGAGAACATAATACGCGACGGATGCCGGGAGCCGCTGAGCGTTTGGTATACCACAATTCTTGATGGCCATAACCGTTATGAAATATGCACACGTCTACAGATTCCTTTTGCAATCCAACGAGTATTCTTGAGAAACCGAGAGGAAGCCATTGCCTGGATCTGTGCAAACCAACTTGGGCGTCGCAATATCACGGCAGAAACACGCAAATATTTGATTGGAAAAAGATACGAGATGGAGAAGATTCTCGGCGCCCATAATGCCGTAGGAACCAATCAACACTCCGAAAAAGAGGTTAGGGCTAAAATATTGCCCGAACCTCTTTATGAAGATACAGCTATCAGAACAAGGGAACGGCTGGGCGAAGAATACAAAATTTCGCATGCTACTGTTTTTTATTATGGTAAGTATTCTCGCGCATTAGATGAGTTAACGCAAATTGTTCCTGACCTTGTTCCAAAGATACTCTCCGGCGAATTCAAAATATCTCGAGCGAATGTTGTTGAACTTGCCCAGTTGCCAGGGCAGACCATCAAGCGATTGTGCCAGCAATTAGCGGATGATGAGGCAGAATTTGTTGGGAGTTTACGAGAATTCATCCCCGGTAAACACAGGTTGTCAGGGAGACAGCCCATCGGTTCGGTTAAGGAAATGCCCGCATATGATCCGGATGCTGAAATATCTGCGCTTGCCCTTACTGTGCCGTCTTGGGTGAGCTCAATCAAACGAGCGCATTCGGCTTCCAATCTGGCCGGTACAACCGGTGATGCACGCTGTAGGCTGGAAAAGGAGCTCCTGGGCTTGAAAGAAACCATAGACTCTATGCTGACAGCCATGAAGGAGGTAACCTAATGGACGACTTCAGTGCTTTCGTCCCCAAAGTACATTTTGAACAAATTCAAATAAAGAATCTGGTGTCCAACCAGGAGTACCAGCGGAATTTATCCCAATCTCATATCCGACGTACGGTTGAAAATTTTGATTTGTACCAAATAAATCCCGTGAAGGTCAGCCGACGAGACGGGGTGAATTATGTTTTCAACGGCCAGCATACGATTGAGATCATTGCCACGGTATCAGGCTCACGCGAAACTCCAATCTGGTGTATGATCTATGACGATCTTGAGTATACCCAGGAAGCCGACATTTTTGCGAACCAGTTGAAATTCGTTAAGCCGCTGTTGCCATATGAGATATTTATGGCCAATGTCGAAGCTGGCAACGACGATCAGCTCATTATCAAATCTCTCGTGGAGTCCTATGGTCTCTTCATTTCGTCAAGTAAGGTTCCCGGCGGCATCTGTGCTATTTCCTGCCTGGAATACATTCATCAAAAATTTGGATTCCATGTGTTGGATCGCACACTACGCCTCTGCGTCGGCGCATGGGAAGGCGATAACAATTCACTGTCTGCCAATATGCTCAAAGGCATTGCTCAATTGATTGTGGCGTTTGGAGATGTATTGAAGGATGATCATTTTAAAGAAAAAGTCGGCAGGTTCTCAGCCAGAGAAATAGGGCGCACGGCCAAAGAAAGAAAAGCCGGTTCTCTTGGATATGCTGAGGCTATGCTGATTGCGTACAACAAAAAAATGAAATGTCCGTTGAAATGGTCAAAATTGTACGCAGCTAAAAAAGCTGCGCAGGAAGATGACTTTGACGCAGAAGCCGAGGCCGACATCGACAGTGAAGATGAAAATGACGAAAATGAATAGCGGCAAACTTTATGCTGGGATAACAGTCCCGTCCTTAAATTTGAACTGCACATCATCCTCGTTATTAACGGTGGCGTAGTCGACGAGGCTATACCAAAGCTGCTCATCAAAATCAGTCACCAAACCGTCCTGTTTTCTCAAGTTTTCGATAAACGCTTCGACCATATCGCTGCGGGCCTTTAACTCCGACCTTAGATTACAGACCTCCCCAAACCGGCGTTTTGCCTTTTCGAAGCGGTCGACAAGTCCCTCATACCGTCGGAGATAATCGTCCTGGCTCTGCGCGATGCGAGCATTTTCATCTACGCATTTCTGTATCATTTCGGCGACCACGGCCATCTCGCTTTGCAATTCGTCGTGCTCAGCGTCAAGAGCGGTGGTGTCGAAAAGCGCCTGTTTCACCAAATCAAAGTTGGCGAGTATTTCGTCCTTGTCGGCCAGCAGCTTATTGACCGCAGCAACGAACAGCCGCTTGATGGTCTCCTCATCCAAGTGTGGTGTCCCGCATTTTTCTTCACCCTTGAACTTATTATTACACTGATATATGGTACGACGGTATTTGCTGGTAGAGTGCCAGACCTTGGAGCCATAAGAACCGCCACACTGACCGCAGATTATACGACTGGAGAACATCCCGGTTCCGCTGTGGCGATTGGGCGTCGTCTTTCTGCGCTTCATCTCAGCCTGCACTATGTCGAAGACCTCCGGTGAGATTATTGCGGGATGGCTATTTTCAACGTAGTATTGCGGAACCTCACCTTCGTTAACTTTCATCTTTTTAGTGAGGAAGTCCACCGTATATCTTTTCTGAAGCAGGGCGTCGCCCTTATACTTCTCGTTCGTCAGGATGCTCTTAATGGTACCCTGCATCCACCTGTCCTTACCGCCCGGCGAGGGTATTCCGTCGTCGGTTAGCCGCTTGGCAATGGTATGAGGTGTATAGCCTTCAAGAAAAAGGCTGTAAATAAGGCGAACAATGGCCGCTTCTTCTTCGTTGATCTGCGGAAGGCCATCCTCACCCTTATCATAGCCGAGGAAACGAGCGTATGGCAGGCTGACTTTGCCATCAGAAAACCTCTTCCGCTGCCCCCAGGTCACGTTTTCAGATAGGGAACGACTTTCTTCCTGTGCCAGCGAGGACATAATCGTAATGAGCAGCTCACCCTTGGAATCAAATGTCCAGATGTTTTCTTTCTCGAAATAAATCTCAATACCTTTTTCCTTGAGAAGCCTAACGGTGGTCAAGCTGTCGACGGTGTTCCTTGCGAAGCGACTGACCGATTTGGTGATGATAAGGTCAATTTTGCCCTCCAAGGCATCGGCAATCATACGGTTAAAGCCGTCTCGCTTTTTAGTGGATGTGGCGCTTATGCCTTCATCGGTATATACTTCAACGAAATCCCAGTCAGGATTTGAAAGGATATGCTTGGTATAGTAATCAACCTGTGCCTCATAACTGGTAAGCTGTTCTTCGTTATCAGTTGACACTCTTGCATAACCTGCCACGAGCTTTTTTGTCGGTCTGTTCAGTGGTGCCGCCGTAAAGAGGCTGATCGTGGCAGGAATGACCGTTACCGCTTTTGCTCGTGCCAATTCTCATTCCTCCTTGCAATGGTTTTTTGGCGGACGGTCTCACGCATTTCATCAGTCCAGCTTTCAGCCCGAGAGCGGTCACGCCAATATTTCTTGACAACATGCCCGTCCTTGAAAACAAACTCAATCTGGTTTGCTTCCGGTACTCGTATTTCGGTAATCAACTGTGCAAAAAGGTTTTCATCAAACTCGTCCATGCCGAGAACATCGGCTGCTGTCTTTATAAGCGTAGTCTCTGGTATTTGCTTTGAAGGGCAGTATGTTTTTCCCTGCTTCTGAAAGGTGGAGCATACCCAGGAATACTTGCCTTTGGATGCCTTGCGCTGAAAGTTTCTACCACAGTTACCGCAGCGTATGATTCCGGTAAACGGGTACTGCGTCTGCGGCTCGTGATCTGCCCGAAAAGCAAGTCTTCGCTGTTCCATAATTGCATTTGCCTTTTTGAAGGTCTCGGCGTCTATAATCGCCGGGTGCGTACCTTCGGCAAGATACTGCTTGAGCTGCCCTTTGTTCCAGACTTCTTTTTTCGTCAGGTGGTCGACGACGAACTTCTTCTGTAAGAGGGCGTTTCCGGTGTACTTTTCATTTTTGATAATTTCAATGACGCGCTCGTCACGCCAGCTTCCTCCGAAAAAGCGTGGGACACCCTGCTCACGCAACTTTCTGGCAATTTTCTCTCCACCCATACCGCTTAAGTAATCTTGAAAAGTCATACGGACGATGGCCGCCTGCTCTGGATCAACTTCGATTTCACCTTTAACAATACGGTATCCGAACATAAATCTCAGGTTGACCAGTTCACCTTCGGCAAATCGCTTCCGTATACGCCACTTGCAGTTTTCAGATACTGATCGGCTTTCTTCCTGAGCGAAGGATGCAAGGATGGTCAGTAGCAGTTCGCCGTCGCCACTCATCGACCGGATATTCTCCCGTTCGAAAAACACTTCCACATTCATATCTCGCATTTCCCGAACCGTCTCAAGAAGGTCAATGGTATTTCGAGCAAAACGGGATATGGATTTTGTGAGTATAATATCAATCCGTCCGTCTCGGCAATCTTGTAGGAGCCTTTGAAATTCAGATCTGTTGTCCTTTGTACCCGTCAGAGCTTCATCAGCGTAGACCCCGGCGAAGCTCCAGCCCTTATGCTGCTGTATATAAGCACTGTAATGGCTGATCTGCGCCGAGAGTGAATGCAGGCTTGCATCCTTGCCGCTGGACACGCGGGCGTATGCTGCGACCCGCTTCTTGTCAGGAAGTCGTGGAATGGGTTCTTGGACTTCACGTATATTCCGCATAAAACCTCTCCTTCCAGCATACATAAATCACTCTAAAGTGCCGTAAAGTCAAGGTTTTTAGGCTTCAGACCGCCAATCAGCGGTCGGTATTTTTCCTTCATGTTTGTTTCGATTTTGGTAAGCTCCGAGGGTAATATAAGCTCTGCGCGGAGCATTGCGCGAGCGATTAAGAGCGTCGCCTGATAAAGCTTTTCTCGATTAAACTGCTCCTTCGTCATGGTAGAAAACCAACTTCTGTTTTTTCGAATCGGTCAGCAACATAACAGGCGTGGGAGCAGTATTTTCGTTTTTTGTCGCCGTAGCTTTCAAATGTCGTACCGCAGTTGGCGCAGGTGAAACTGTAAATGGCTCTCCGACTTACCATTTCAGGGTGTGTGTTCCACCACGCCACCCGGCAAGCATCTGAACAGAAAACCCGTTTCTTCTGTCCGGGCAGCTGTATGACTGGCTTTCCGCAGTTCCTGCACACCGCACCTTCGGGCTTTGGGAGTGCGGCACCGATGCCGCCGAGGTTGTTCCTCTTACAATAGGATTTGACTGTGTTTTCAGATAGTCCGAGGCTTAGCGCAATTTTAGAATAACCGGTGCCCTCATGCCGCATCCGGCGAATTTGTTCCTTCTGTATTGTGTTCATACCGTGACCTCCGTGAAGAAGTACCTTCAATGAACAGCCACGAGAAAAGCTAAATGTGAGGATATGCGGACAAAAAAAGAGCCCACGGAGCGGATGTAGTGTCCGCAGCCGTGGGCTTGATGCATTGATGGGATTAATCATATCTGATGTAGCCGTCAAATCCTCCTGCCTTCAGCTTGTTAAGAGTCGCTTCGGCGTTAGCCTTAGAGGAGAATGCGCCGACTTGGACGCGATAATACTTCTTCGCGGCATCGCTAGGCTTACTTGATAGTCCTGCTTTGATCGCCGCTCTGAAGGAATCCATGCTCTCATCATACTTGGGAAACCAGTGCATCACATCAGAGTGATTGCTGGCGATGCCTTTTTTGTATCCCTCGCTGTGGCAGATGACATCGGCGTCAGTCAGACTATAAAGCTTGCAGAGATACACGCATAGCTCCACAGACTCGGTAAACACCTTCCGAAAGTAGGTTGCATCGGTTAGAGCGTCCTCACAGATCTCAAAGCCGATATACGTGTCATTAGCCCTGCCTCCAGCGTGCCAGCCGCGATAGTTCCACGGCAGCGTCTGGTATGTGGCGATGGTTCCGTCGGCCAGCTTACCAATGAAGGCGTGTACGCAGACCTCACGGCCTCCGGGTTTATCTTGATTCCAGTGGTTGTTGTACTGGTTCTTTCCCAGCAGGCCGTCGTCGGGCGCCACATATCGTTTCAGCAATGGGTTGTTTGCCCCTGTCGAGTGAACCATGATACCCTTGGGTGTTATCGTCCTGCCTGCCTTAAAGCAGGCGTTGTTTGTGAGTATTTGTTTTCTCAGGTTCATTATTAATCACCTCAAAATTGAAATGGCAGAGCTGACACCAGAGCGTTGGGATACAAATGATAGGTAAACTTCAAATCGCAGTATGCTGTCGGTGATGTTCCATTGCTGCCCAAGCGGGCATATAACCCATATCCAGCGGGTACCCGGCTTTGACGTGTTTCAATATGAATGTGCTGGGCTTCAGCGGTACTATCAGCTCTGATAGGCGTACTTCGTGAGATTCTTGTAAAATTAAGTTCGTCGTTGGAGATGTAGAAGTCCAGTTCTTTCTCGGTCGTATCAGACTGGCGGCAAAGAGTTATCAGGTGGCAATCATAAGTGACCGGAGTAAGCTGACCGCTTTGTCCACCTAATGGTACGCTGCCGATAGGCAGTATTGTGTGCAATGGCCCTCTAACGCTGTTGATACCGCCTGCGCCGGTGGCATTACCCGACATAACATATCTTAAAAAGGCGGAGCGTGCGAAGGCGTTGATAGTTGCTGTTGCGCTGGTTGTCAGTGCTAAAGCCGTGGTTACATCCTCGGATTTTTCCAGTAAAAAAAGGCTCTCACCGGGTGCGACACTAACATCGCCGATCGAAAACCGCTGGCTCGTCCAATATGCAGTACAGGTGGGGTTCGGGGCTGTTCCTGTCCCATATGCAATATTGATAGCATCCTGGACACCCCTTATCGCTTCGGCAAGCTTCTTCACAGTATTGCGAAGCGTGTCCTGGAGCAGTACCTGTACATTGTTTGCTGCCGGAGCGTTCAAGGAAGTAACGAATGTATACGTTACGGTGCCGAGTACGACGCTGTTACCAGCCAATATGTTTGTACAGGTGATAGAAGCCCTTCGGCTTGTCATATCCGGCGCCGTGGCTGTTTCCACCGGATGCAAGTGGTTGAGAATGATTCCAGTCCGTATGAAAAGAGTGTCATGAGTATCGGTGAGAAGGTCATGCGTGGTATTTAATAGCGCATAGTTGAGGTTTAGCAGGGCAAATATGTCATTCACATCGAGTGCGGCTAAGGCGGTCAGCACCTGGTTTAGCCATTCCTGTGCAGGCGGATCAGGTGGATCGACGATGCCATCGACAAGGGCTTCTTCGACGATCGTGAGAATCCGCACACTTTTACCGACGACCTCACCGTCAGTAACTCTGATCTCCAGCCGACCGACGCCGACAAGCGAGGTGTCAGTAGCGCTGGGTGACCAGGTCAGGACGTTGTCTGTATAAGTCGTGACTACAGGGTAAGCGATACCGTCAGGTCGCATATATATGGCGCTCAATGCGGCACCGGGATATGTGTTATCCAGAAGACTTGAAACGTCAAACTCGAG